AATAGTAGTACTGCTCAATTAGCAGCAAGTGCAACTTTTACAGGTGTAGTAGAAAGTCTATTAACTGGTAAATCATTTATAGTTTCTTTGAGAGTTGACCAACCATGCACTATAAGTATATTACAATATATAGATGCAGCAGGAACTCAATTAGTAGGCACTACTACTTTTACTAGATTAGCAAACGTACCATTAAACGAAGCGATACAGATAAATGGTAATTATGGTAAGGTTAATGTACAAAATACGGGAGCAAGTGCAACTACAAACTTAGTGTTAGATACGTGGTTTGGAGATATGCAACCAATACCAACCGCATTAAGTAACTCGGGAAACTTTAAAGTTGCTATTGCAGAATCAAATACGAGAAATAGAACAGGTCAATATACTTTAAGTTCATTTAGGACTTTAGGAACTGCAGCGACTCCACAAAATATATTTACACTTGAAAATCCTTTAGTCAGTACAAAGAAAATAGCTATTAAGAAGTTGGAAATATTGGTTGATACTACCGTTTTATTAGCCACAGTATCTCCATCAATAAAGCTATCAAGACTTGCAGCACTTCCTACGGGTGGCACAATACTTACATCTACTAAATGGAACACGACAGATGCAACTGCGGTTGGTATAGCTAGAGGTGGAAATGCAAGTGACGGGGGTGTAGCAACTGCTATTACTGCAACGGCCGGAGCAACGATAAGCACTCAATTTGTAGATAGGTTACATACTGCTGCTGGATTTATTCAACACAAAGAATACTCATTGCTTTTTGAATTAGCAAAAGATGACCCATTTATTTTAAATGCAAATGAAAGCGTATTGATACAAGGTGTTTTAGCCAACGCTGCAACTACTCACTTTGTGGTTAACGTAACTTGGGAAGAATATCTACAGTAAATAAAAATGGAAAGCAAGCACATACAAGATGCAGCGAAGGCGTTCGGCCAAATGGTTGTGGAACGTGCGCAGCGCAATCTTGGTGCCACTCGAATAGTAAACGGTAAGCGTAGAAGGGCGGTAAGTACCGGCACGTTAAAAAATGATTTGACATATAAGCCAAGGCACCGGAACAACAAAACAACTATTGACTTTACAACCAAAAGCGAAAGCACAAGGCAATATGCGGATGTGGTTGAATACGGTAGAAGGAAGGGTGCAAAGGTTCCAAAGATTAAACCAATCATGGATTGGATAAAAAGGAAGCCTATTAAGTTGAAAGATAAGAATGGCAAGTTCATCAGCATGCAGCCTTATATTAATTCACGGGGCAAAACAACTGACCCCGTTTTAGGTGCAGCCATAGCCATTGCACGAGGCATAAGCAAGAACGGAACACCCGCAGTCAGGTATTTTACCGAGGCAATAGAAACCACGTTACAAGATGACGATGGTAAATTATTTTTGGAAGCCATGGAAAAGGAAATTGAATTAAGACTACTTTTGAACTCACGAAAAAAAACAAATTAATTATGAAACAGATTACAACATTATTATTTGCACTGCTACTTTCAGGACTTGGAAGTGGGCAGGTTTGTTATGAGGCAACTAAGCCGCAACACACTATGAGTGGGCATGATGTTGGCCAATACTTTACAGCGTGTGACGATGGTGATATGCTGACTTTAACCATAGGACTAGCCACAACTTATATAGTGGATAACGATATAGAATTTAGGCTATTTGACCAAAACAATATTTTAGTAGGCACTAGCGATTACACAAATACTACACTTCCTGCATGGATATATCCACAAGGCATACCACTTCAGGAATTTACATTTATACTTTTCGCACCCATACATGGCGGTCAATTTTACCATTGGGAACTATCCTATTGTTGTAATTACGTTGGGCCAAATAGCACGGCAAACGAAATAATTTGTGGTAGGTATAACAGCTCTGTAATGCCGGGTAATGCCTACTTCACACACTACAATAGCAATGGTTCATTTCACTTTCAAACTAATCAAATAAAAGACATATCAGCAAGCGTTGAGATAACAAGGCACTCGTGTTATGGTGACTTTAATGGTGACCTCCAAATAGATAATAGCGATGCAATTATAATAGCTGCGCAGTACGGTATGCCATGCCAAAACATAACAACGGACATGGATGGTGATTGTGACGTGGATGATATGGACTTTGATATATTTAAAAAATTGTTAGGTAATAAATGCAATTAAATGGCGATAACCATAACACATACACCTCAGTTATTATCCGCTATAAGTGACAAAATAATAGTAACAGCAACAAGCACAAATGTCTTACTTGATGGGTTTAAGTATTTTGTTGAGGTTTATGTTGCAAATGCAGACCCTGAAAATGTTGGTGTATTTACATATCCATTCTACATTTCACCAAACCCAGCAGGTGCTTTAGTGTTTGATATTGCCCCTTTAGCTTCTAAATTTGTTCGAACAAGGGAAACAAACTATGGAGCAAGTATTCACGCATTTTCCGATGACACAAACATTCATGTATTTGATAGCAATATTGAAGTGTCATTATCAATAATCGAAGCATGGATAGTGAGTGGTACATTGACGGTTAATGTAGCAAGTGAAGTCTCTATGCCTGGCGTTATAGGGGTTATAAATGCAAAAAACCAAATTGAGAATGGCTATGAGTTAAGCTCTGTGACTGTTTTTGGAATGAACAATAATCAGTCAAGGTTTTTATCAGACCGCAAAAAGGACACCTACAAATTCACTTTAGAGCCGCTAATAAATGCAGACCCGAACGCGATAATTATACCGGTGCGAGAAAGTGATTATGGTGTTATAACTACAATAGATGGTGCTGGTGCTGCGCAGCCTTATCATGGTAACTTAGTAGTTTCAATAATGCCTAGTTCTGGCGCTGCTGTTGCAGAAACTTTCTCAGGAACCGATGCAGGTCACACGCAACACGCAGCCGTCTACCCTGCCAACCTAAACGGCAGCGCAATGGCATTGACAATTAAGCCGCAAGATTATCCGAATTGGAAGTATTTAAAGGTGCAAGCACAAGGTGCAATTAGCGCACCCTATTACCTTGTAAACATAGACCACTACGGAATACACCAAGAGTGCAAACACGATAACGTGCGTATAGCATGGGTAGGAAGTCGTGGAGGTTGGGAGTATTTTAATTTCAATAAAAAGAATGAAGAAAGTGTTCAAGTAGAGCGAAAGAGATATGAGAAAGTAGTCGGCACATACGATGCTGCAATATTCGGATTCCTACCTACAGACGCAGGGTTGAAAGAATTAAAGCCCGTTGTTCAAAGGTTCATAACTGTAAATTCAGATTGGATTCAAGAAGGTGAGTTTGAATATTTGAAAGGCTTAATAGTATCCGACGCCGTTCACATGGTACTCGATAGCGGTACGCACATACCAATGTTAGTTGAGCAGAACGACTACACCGCAGCTCGTGAGCGTAATGGAAAGATGAAAAACCTAACATTGAAACTTCGCTATGCAAATGACTTGAACGTATGAGCGTACTACTAACAATCACCAACCCATACACAAACGATAGCGCAGTAGTCGATACTTATCCCGATGAAAGTATTTCACTCAGTTGGAAGTTCACAGATATAAAAGATTTAACCGTTCGCGGTGCGTTCACTCGTGAATTTAGAGTGCCAGGAACTGAAACTAATATTGGATTGTTCGGCCCTTTGTTTGATGTGAACTATGACGGTTCGTTTTCGTTTCATAAGAAGGCACCGGCTATTTTAACTGTCAACACCATACCAATAGATAAAGGACATGTGCAGTTGAAGCGATGTGTTTTAAGACGTGGAACGGTAGCAGAGTTTGAGCTTGTGTTCTTTGCTGAGGCGCCTGATATTTCACGGGCTATTGGTAACAGTAAATTAAAAGATTTAGATTACACCGCACTTGCGCATGACATGCTTTATGATAACGTTGTGAACGGTGACGTTAATGGAAATTGGAAGTACGGATTGGCCGACCGTGGGTACAAATGGAGCGAACAAGGTGAGGCAGGAACGCAAAGTGTAATGGATGCAAACGTGTACAGTGTTACGCCCAATAGAATGACGCCACTTGTAAATGCTAAGTGGTTATTTAAAAAGATAGTTGAGACAGCAGGGTTCACTTATGACGGCTCAGGTATAGATTCGATACTTGAAGGTTATTGGATACCCTATGTAAATTCAAAGGTCAACCAAAGTGGCGTTGATAGTTCTTCCTACTTCTTTAATGCAGGGGCATTGACTGATATTAGCGGGTTTACGGCTTCGATATTACCCGGTACAACGGTAACAGTTAGTGAGGTATTCGACAACGGTAATGATTTTGCCACGAATGTTTACACCACACCTTTCACGGGTTACTACACATTCAAATTGTGGTCAACTGTTGACCCTCCAAGTGGTGTAAATGGGCACCGTTATATGCGCATAGTTGATAGCAGCGATGCTGTTGTGTATTCTACGCCCGCGATTGCCTTTAATGGAAACGGAAACGCAACAAACTACCAAACTACGGTGCAAGTATTTCTAATTGCAGGTGCTCAAATAAGACTTGTAATAGGTGACAACATAACTCAAACATACACCGTTAAAGGTTCGGCAACGAATGACCCAAACACGGGCACGGGATGGGCACTGATAGCAACTGAAAACGCAATAGCGGGTGAGCCTTTATCATTTGCAGCCAACGCGCCTGATAAATTACAGATTGATTTCTTCAAAGGCATCTTGGCCATGCATAATTGTGTGGCAATACCTGACCGCAATATTCCGAATAAACTATTTATTCAACCAATCGTTCCATATTTGAGCGATGGTGAAGTAAAAGACTGGACTGGCAAACTTGATTTGACTAAAGATGTGGTTATTTCACCCACCACGGATGAACAAAAGCAGGTTTTAAAATTCACCTATAAAGAAGGTGGCGACATACTAAGCCAACAGTTCACGAAACGCGGTAGAATTTATGGCGATTATGTAGTTAGTGGTTACACAGCGGGAAGCGCAGCCGACACGAATGATTTTGCACGCGATGAATTAGCGGTGGAGCTTGCTTTTGAAAGCACACCAAGCAACTATATCAACGGTACTTCGATACCTGTTCCAAAATTTGTAAATGAAAGTGGTGAGTTTGTAGTTCCAGGACTTCGCATTTTATACATAGCTGGCCAAGCACAAGTGAGCTTATACGATGAAGGCATAGCAGTGGGCGTAATGACCAACGTTAATTTGATAAACAACTACTCAAACGTTAATGCAGAGGTAGATGATTATGATTTGAACTTTGCACCCGAAACACCGCTTCACATAATAACGGGCAATCCGTATAGCAACCTTTTCAATCTTTACTTTCGTGAATACTTAAACGAAATCTATTCACCACAAGCGAGGTTCATGGAGGCATATTTTGCTTTGACCCTTGCCGACATTCTGCAGTTCAAATTCAAAGATAAGATATGGATAAAGGATAGCTACTGGAGAATTTTAGAAATAGCAGACTATAAGGTTGGGCGCAATGATGTGACCAAAGTTAGACTAATTAAAATACTTGACCTTTCACCCGATTGTGATATAACACCAGTGAGCGTAGGTATTAATGGTATTGTAAACTTTGAGGATAACGCAGGCGACCCAGCAGCAGCGAATGAATTATGCTGTGGTAGGTATGGTTACTTTTGGGATTCAAGTACAAGTTATTGCTATGCCTTTCCTCCTACGGGCGACCCTGAGCGACCTTTGGGCGGTGGGTTTGGCAATGCGAATAACTTCACACTATCACTTGCTACAAATTCAAGTTCTGAGCCGGACAACGTGCAAAGTATTTACGCTGGCTATGGTTTAAGGAGCGCACAAGGCAATCCAATGAGCATCGCAGTAGGTGACACTTTAGAAATGGAAGGTGCACAGCGTGGTAGTGCTATGTTTGGAAAGAACGTGTATGCAAATACTCCAGGCCTTCACTTGGGCGGCGGTTGGAATGATGACGACCGCGACACCGCACTTGGCCGTGCACAAGGTGGCATGATAATGTTAAGCGGTGCGGATGATTGGACAGCAAGCGGTGACCCGATAGAATTATTTATTGAAGGTATAAGAGCTAAACGAATTGATTTAATAGATGAAACTTTTCTTTCGTGTGAAATAACCGTTTCGATTATAAAGGTAACAGCAGGCGTAATAGCTGCGCAAGGCATCGCAACGTTTATAGTAGGACTTTCAAAGAGTGGAACGGCCAACGCGGCTACAATAAATAAAACATACGGAACGGACAACATTGGAGTGTTTTCTTTGACAGTTGACCACACTACAAATACTGCGCAGCATCGGTTGGCAATTACTTCAACTGGCGGTGGTGGACACCCTCACAATAACATATTTTTGTCAGCTACTTTGAAATATACACAAACACGACACACATGAGGGATTCAATTCTAAAATGTACGATGCTACTGCGCGAGGGCATAAAGCCTTCTGGATATAAGGCCCGTTCAATAAATGGTTGGAGGCTTCGAGTTATTCAAGCATGCAAGTGGTTATCAATTTTGATGTGGTTTGGTGTTGGTTTATTAATCGTAAAATATTTATTCAATGGCAACTAGTAAGGAGTATGTAGTTAAACTAACAACCGATGCAACGGGTGCCATTGCCAATATTGACAAGGTAGATACTTCTTTGGGCAATCTTGAAAAGACTACGGGTTCTTTGCGTTCGCAGTTGAAAGAAATGCAAAAGCAACTTTCAACTCTTGACCCAAATACTAAAGCGTTCACAGAACTTTCTAAAAAGGCAGGTGATTTAAAAGACAAAATAAATGATGCAAGCGAAGCCGTGCGAGCCAATGCAGGTAATGCGTTTGAAAGTCTAAGCAATAACGTTGGCAATCTTGGCCAACGTTTGGTTTCATTAGACTTTGAAGGAGTTGGACAATCTTTTCGTGGTATAGCTGGAGCGGTTAAGGGTGTGAAGATTTCAGATTTAACTAATCAAGTCAAAGGTGCAGTTGGTGGTTTCGCTCAGTTAGGTAAGGCTCTTTTAGTAAATCCAATATTCTTAATCGGTGCGGCCATCGCTGTGGTGATTACTCAGTTTGATAAACTCAAAGGACTGATTGACGGTGTAAGCAGTGAGCAGCAAGAACTTGCTTTGGCGTCACAAAAGAGTGCGGATGCTGCGCGTGAAAACGTTAACGCCGTAGGTGAGCAGGAAAACATTTTAAGGCTTGCTGGTAAAAGTGAAGCCGAAATACTTCAACTAAAACTAAAACAATTAGATGCGGCTATTTTGGCCCAACGTGCGGCTATTGACAGCGCAAGAATTACATTAGAAAGTCAAATTGCAGCAGAGCAAAGAAATAGAAATATACTCAAAGGTATTTTAGATTTTATCACTAAGCCTTTGGAGTTCTTACTCGCTGCAATTGATGGTGCGGGTCAGGCGTTTGGTAAAGACTTTGGACTACGCGCAGGTTTGAATGGATTAAAAGACAGCGGTCTAAATTTATTATTTGACCCAAAACAAATAGCAGATGAAGGCAAGGCCGCAGCAGATGCACAGCTAAAGGCACTAACAGCACTTGAAAATCAACGAGCAGGAATAGTGCTAGGACAACGTGAAAAGGCAAAGGCCGAAAGTGAAAAGAGGGCAGCAGACCAAAAGGCTGCGAATGATAAATTAATCGAGGAAGAAAACAGGAAGTTAAAAGAAATTCAGGACGCAGAGGCAGCGGCAGCAGCGCAAGCGGCAAAAGATTTAGAGCGCATCAACGCTGAAAAGTTTGCAGCAGCGGTAAAAGCCAACCAAGAAAGAATAGCACAGCAGGAAGCTTTAGACGAAGAAATATTTCAGGCAAGTTTGAGTGCGCAGGATAAAGAAATAATTGCAATACGTGAACACTTCTTTGAAAAAATTGAACTCGCAAAGGAACTTGGCAACGGTGAATTAGAATTGACCGCACAGCAGGAAAAGGCGATTCAAGATATTAAGGACAAATACGCGAAGCAAGACCAAGATAAGAAGCGAGCCGATGCACAAGCAAAGGTTCAAATCGCACAACAAGGCATACAAGCACTCATTGCAATCACTGATGGCTTTAATGCAAAGAATGAAAAACAAGCAAGGGCGCAGTTTAAAATAAGTAAAGGACTACGAATAGCCGATGCCACAATAAACGCTTTTATGGCCGCATCAAATGCCTTAGCAACCACTCCATTGCCGCCACCGTTTCCACAAATAGCAGCCGGTATAAGTTTGGCCGCAGGTTTCGCACAAGTAAAAAATATTGCATCACAACAATACGGATCCACTTCATCAAGTGGCGGTGGTTCTGTTAGTACAGGCGGTGGAAGTTCACCAAATGCGGGTGCGGGTGTTCCTGCATTCAATCCAGTGAATACTGACTTCATTGGAAATAGACCACCACAAGCTGCAATGAGTTATGTGTTGGCAGGTGACGTTGCCGATGCAACAGAAGCAAGAAGTAAAATTGAAAATCTATCAAGGTTATGAATAAAAAAAAGAAAGTTGTTGTATGTAAAATGGACGATGAAGGTATGATGGGCGTGCAAGCTATTAGTCTAGTCGATGCACCTGCTATCATGGAAAACTTTGTTGCACTATCTAAGGGCAATAAAATAAAGTTGGCCGAAGTAGATGCTGAAAGGCGCATGGTATTTGGCCCCGTGCTTATTCCTGACCTTCACATTTTAAGAATAGATGAACAAGGTGAGGAATATTACATGACTTTCCCAAAGGAAACTATTTTAGAAACATCGCAGCGTTACATGAAAATGCAACAGCAAAACAACGCGACCATTGACCATGCTTTGACCGTGCAAGGTTGCACCGTTGTTGAAACGTGGATAAAGGAAAGCGAGATGGATAAAAGTGTTCAATTAGGATTCATTGATATACCCGTTGGTAGTTGGTTTGTAGGCATGAAGATTGAAAACGACACCGTGTGGTCAGGGATTAAACAAGGTTCATTCAACGGTTTTAGTATAGAAGGTTTCTACAATATGATGTCGCAACAGTTTTGTGATTCAGTAAACTACCACGATGCAATGACCGACCTTTTAGAACTCGAGAAACTTTTGGCGAAAGATTAAATTTGTATATTTGATGAAACAAATAAACAGATGGAAAACAATTTTAAGTCACACTGTCCATGCGCTGACCTTATAAAGTCAATAGGTGGATGTATGTGTTATAACATGGAAATGAGGCGTGTCAATGACCGCTCAGATTCTTATATCAAATTCCACATACGGCAAATGAATTTAATGTTTGACCGCAATGCAAAGAAATTTAAAACCACAACACAATAAAAATGAAAAAACAAATCACCCTATGTTTACTATTGTGCCTTTCACTTTTTGGAGGCGCACAATCAAATCCTGCGAAGGCCACAAGCCTTGCCAATCTACCGCCTGAGTGTGTAGAGTTCTATGCAAATTCAAATGAGTTTGTTCAATACTCGATTACTAAAGTTGTACTATCAGACTTCACAAAGAAAGACCCAATCACACGCAAGCCTCCACTAACTACATACTCATTCAGAGTTGATAGTGCGAAGTTTAGCGGAACTGCTGGCTATATTTTACAGTACCTCGATGCGTATGATAATACCTTCATGTACACCAATTACGGATGGCAAGGCAATAGTTACAAATGGTTCCTAGCTTCAAAAGTTTTCACAGTTACTCAAGGCCCGTTCGCAGGTCAAACATACAGGCATCCTGAGGGCTCACTTGTAATTAATCGCAACGGCAATCAATATGAAATGGTGCGAAGTGGAGATATGTGGGCGAACGTAAATGCGCAGACAGACAGCGCTGGTTATCCGTTAACCAGTCAACCATGGATGGACGTTAAAACAGAATATCGGTATAAATTATTCTTAGGCCGTGAAGGTTTAGGAGCAACCTCTACCAACCGTGTATTTAAAAATGATATGTACGCTGCTACTGGCTGGAATGATGCCATGGTAGAAAGGTTCACGCGCCAAGTAACACGTTTCAATTCTACTTCAACTGTGGGCAAACTTACACACCATGCATGCGATATAGAGGTGAGCGGCAACACTTACAAGGTAGTGCCCTATTTTAATGGTATAAAGTTTAGTGATATAAATTACAAATCACTTATAACTAGCTACGGCAAGCTATATCCTGGTTATGTTGTACGTTGGAAATTATTTAACGGTGCTAAATATCCATCTGATTATGTTTACGGTTGCACATGGGTGAAAGAGTTTAAACCGGGCGAAGGTGTGGACAATAGTCTAAAGATAGTTGCCGACACTCAGTTCTTTTATGATGCTGCAACAAACACCTTGCACTTCGATAATACAACTATTGAAGACCCTATTCTATGGGGCGAGTACGAAGAATATCCGGCTCAGGGCAAGAACGATGGTGACCAATGTTTCATAAATTTGCGAACCGGTAAAAAAGTTATTAATGCAGTTGGAAAAATAGAGCAGTAGTATATATTTGTACTATCTACTTTTGGTTAAGTAAGATTCAGTTTCTGATTAAGGGAAAGCACAAGTCGAAAAAGCCTCTACAAACGTGTGGAGGCTTTTTCATTTCACTTGTTTTTATTTATGTAAATTCTATTCAATTCTTTTAGTTCTTCGATTGTCCACTTCTTATATGTCTGCCGTTTTTTGTATAGCGAATAGATAATTTCTTCACCATATCTACTGATTAAACCATCACGATAATTCAAAAGATTTGCGCTCAAATCTCTATTGCAATGCACACATTGTGCATGCACATTTTCTTCATCAAATCTTAGCGAGGGCGTGTCCTTAGTTGAGTAGAAGTGCCCTGCATCATACTTAGCTGTGAATGGTTTGCAGCAGCTAATACAACCTTTCTCTTTGTCACGGTTACGAATGAAGCGGTTAAAGTGAACGGTGACTATTTTTATCCAATCCTTTGCAGTCATTAAGTCCACTTTCTTTTGTTGCAGTTCTTGTTTTGTTTTCTTATCTCGTTGTAACCTACTCCATGTAATCATGCACAAAGGAGTTTCGCACACGGGTTGCAATGAATTAAAACGGGGCTCAAACTTCGACTTGCAGATTTTACACTTTCGCATACTGGGTAAAAATATATATATAAATAGACTTATGCAAGATAAATAAAACATTGCAATAATCTTTGTATCTGTTATCAAAATTAATACAACAAAAATGAGCACAAAAGATACTGCAATTGCAAAATTCCTAGATATTATTTCTAGAAATCCATTCTTGAAACTTGCCGCTGCCGAGGGTTTAGAGCCTGCTGCACCTGTTGAGTTCAAGGCCACTGCAAAGTTAGCCGATGGAACGGAAATACAAAGCACTGCGGATTCTTTTACCGTTGGTTCTGATGTTATGGTAGGCGGTGCTCCTGCTGCTGATGGTGAATACATAATGGAAGATGGAAGTGCAATCGTGGTTGCCGGCGGTTTGGTTACTGAGGTAAAAGAAGCCACACCAACGGACATGACGAGCGAACAACTTCTTGCTGCTATATCTGAATTGAGCGAGCAACACAAAACACTTTCTGAAACATTGACTGCTAAACAAGCAGAACTTGAGGCTTTGACAGCAAAGGAAAAGGCAGCAAACACTGAACTTGCTATTGCTAAAGCTGAGGTGGCTCGTTTGAGCGCATTACCTGCTGCTGCAAGTGTTACCGAAGTTGCATTAGCCGCTTCAAAACAAAAAGAAAAGCCTGCAAAATTGTGGTCTGAAATGAGTGCAGTCGAGCGCATGGCATCATTGAAAAATAACTAGTACATATCAACCAATAAAATAAAAATCAATCCAATAAAATGGCAACAACTCTAAGTTTAACCGAAACATTCGATGGCGAAAAAGCTGGAGAATTGCTTCTAAACGCGTTCCTTACCAATGATTCGATGCAGTACTTAACAGTACGTCCGGACATTGCTTACAAAGAAAAGGTGCGCAGATTACTAAACACAATAAATGTAGGTGCATTGACTTGTGACTTTACTCCAACGGGTACTGTTACACTTGATGAGCGCACAATAACTTTGGAAGGTTTCCAAGTTCAAGAGCAAATCTGTAAGAAAGATTTTCTTGCTGATTGGACTGCTCGTCAAGCACAAAACGGCTCACTTGATGGTCAACTTCAAGGTGCAATCGGTGACACTATTGTTTTGGGTGTTGCGCAGAAATTAGAAACAACCATATGGCAGGGCGTAAACGCCAACCCAGGTGAGTTTGATGGTTTTATACCCCTTGCTGCTGCTGATGGAACAGTTAATTCTGTTGCCGCTCCTGCTGCTTTGACAAGTGGAAACATCATCGCTAAAATAGAATTGCTTCTTGCTGAGGTTCCAACTGCGGTTGAGAACTCAACCGAAAAGCCAATGCTATATATGAATAAAAAGACGTTCCATCTTTACCGCCAAGCTAACGCTGCTGCTGGTAACGGTTGGTACACATACGCTGGCCCTGCTGTGGCAACTTCATTTATGGGTATCTACGATATAGCAATATGTCCGGGTATGTCGGACAACACAATGATGGTTGCTCAGAAATCAAACCTTTGGTTTGGCACTAACAAAACAAGCGATTTAAACTCTGTTAAAATTAAGGACATGAGCGATGTTGACTTGAGTGACAACGTACGTTTCTCTGTGAAGTATTTCGCAGGTGTTCAGTACGGATGGGGCAATGAAATAGCATTGTACACAGTTTAAGATTTACCAATAACAACGGGGGTGTCAAAAACCCCCTTTAATACAATATAAAACATGGCGTGTATATTAACACAAGGATTTACAACATCGTGCTTAGATGGCGTTGGTGGTATCTCCGAGGTATTTGTTGCGAATTGGGATAATTTCGATTCAGGCATTACAACTGACCCAACGAGTGGTGAAATAGATGCACTTCCTACTGCAACGCTTTATCGCTATGTAGGATTGAAGGCTTCGATGTCACTTGACGACACTCCTAAACCAAGTGTGGAAAACGGAACAATTTTCTACGAACAGAAAGTTGCTATTCGTATCGGTGGTTTGAGTTCTGCTAAGTCGAAAGAAATTACAACGCTTGCAAAAGCTAAGCTGATAATCTTTGTTCGCACTAACAAGAACCAAATACTTTGCATCGGAAAACAAAACGGTGCATTCTTAACCGGTGGCGCAGGCGGTGCAGGAAAAGCACTAGGTGACTTCAACGGTTACGAGTTAGAGTTTACCGCAGAAGAACCAACCATGGCACTATTTGCAGAGGCATACACAGCTGTACCGTTTGACAACTTCGCAGGGATAACATTAAGTCCTGCATACTAATACCAGACCCGTTCTGTTTTCATCTTTCATATTTAAAATTTAATTTTTTCAAAATAGGCGGGCGTAAAAACTCGCCTTTTTTGTTTTAAGAATGAAATATCTAATACCAAATACAAGCGGTCAGACGCTATATGCGACACTCAAAGAGGGTGAAGTAATACTTGGTGCATCTTTCACGCATTACTTGCTTGTAATAACTCGAGATGAGAATTACAGCGATGGTGAAAGTATAGCGCAGGTGCCAACGGTAGTAATAGACAATGAAAGGTTCACACAATTAACGGTTACAACAGTAGGACTAACTGCTCCAGGCGCTCACACATATAAAGTATACGGTCAAAATTCGGCTGTGAATACAGACCCAACTTCTATTTTGGTAGTTGGTTTAATCGAGGTAGGTAGTATAATTTTAACGGACGATGCTGAGTATTTCACACCGTCAATTTCAACAATAGAAAACGATGTTAGAAGCAGACAATAAGAATAACGTTCATAGTATTTCATTAGCACAATACTCACCACAGAACTATTCAGAGGGTGAGGATAACAAAGGCGTGGTGCATTATGGCAATGATAATAACTTTCCGTTGTACTTGGCCGAGTTGCACGAAACAACGCCCGTGCATGGGCCTTTGTGCACTTCACTTGCCACAATGATTTCGGGCAAAGGATTTGAAACTAAAGACGCGAAACTAAATCAACGTGTAATCGCTCACAGCCTATCCGACTTGCTTCCTAAAGTAGGTAGTGACGTGAAAATATACGGTGGTTTCTATACTGAAATAATTTATTCGACCGATAGAAAAACGGTTGCAAAAATAAAATATCATCCATACCATTGGTGCCGTTTAGGTATTGATAAAACAACGGGCGAGGTTATAGGAGTATGGATAAGTCGCGATTGGACAGCAACTGGTAAGGTTAGAAATAGACCCGTGTTTGTGCCGCGTTTCAATCCTGCGTTTAAAGAAGAACAACCGAATCAAATATTGTTTACTCAGTTGCCGGTTGTTGGCAATGGGTACTATGCGAAGCCTGATTATTGGCCTGCGGTAAATTATTTAGAACTTGCCCGACAGATTGGAATTTACCATGTGAACAATATTCTGAATGGTTTCTTTCCTTCGTTTATGGTGTCATTCTTTAATGGTGTGCCCGATGAACAAACACAAATGGGTGTGCGCAGGTCTTTTGAAAAGTCAGCAAGCGGTGCAAAGAATGCAGGCAAGATGCTAATTACATTCAATGACAGTGGTGTAACTGCTCCAAAGGTTGACCTCATGCCTATGACGGATGCGGATAAGCAATATGACCTATTGAACAAACAATCCGTTTCTCACATCATGGTTGCGCACCGTGTTACAACTCCAAGACTGTTTGGAATAGGTGACACAGGCAACGGATTAAGTTCAAACACGGATGAAATGAAACAAGGGTTGGAGATATTGAATACACAAGTCATTCAACCATATCAAAGTTTGATTTGCTCACATTTTGAAACCATATACCAAGCAGAAAGTATCAATGGCACGCTCAAAATTATCCCTAACGCACCAATATCATTTGATGCTGAAATTCCTAAACCGCCCGTGGTGGCACCTAAACTAAGCGCAGAACCTGCAGCAGAACTAATAGCACTCGGTGAAGATGTTCCCGATGGTTACTTTATTCTCGATGCTTACAAAGTAAACGAGGATGAGGATGATGCAGAAAATGCTTCACTTGAAAGTGTAAATTTATCAGTGAGCGCAGGAACGGCAAGGCCGAATGCAAAGAGTGAGCAAGATAAAAAGATTGACAACAAATTATTTATAACTCGCTACCGGTACAAGGGCGAAAGTTCAGACAACACTCGCGCGTTTTGCAAGAATATGGTGTCAGCTAACAAGCTCTACCGCAAAGAAGATATAGTGCAAATGGAAAATAGAGCGGTCAATAAAGGTTGGGGCCCGCATGGCGCTGATACATACTCTATTTGGATGTACAAAGGCGGTGGTGACTGTCATCATTTCTGGCAAAAGGAAGTGTATGTAAGTGCTGAAGGTTTGGGTGTGGATGTTAACTCACCAAACGCACGAAAAGAAGCTGTTGCCAAAGCAGAAAAGCAAGGCTACAAAGTGCGCAATGAAAAGCAGGTTGCACAACTTCCTGTTGATATGCCTTTCAATGGATTTCTACCTGATAACCCTAGATTTAATTAAGCCATGCCCGTAACATTTCCAGCGAAAACGCTAATTATAGACGAGAAATATATGCAGAAGAACACCGCATTGAATAGTGCGGTGGACGTCAATTTGATATACTCTGCAATGTATGTGGCTCAAATTAAAAACGTTCAACCGTATCTTGGCACGGCTTTGTATGAAAAGATTCTGAGCGATATTTCTACCAATACACTTGCCGGTGATTACTTGGACTTGGTCACAAAGAAATTAGCAGACGTGTGTTGTTGGTGGACAATGATTGAGTTGATACCTAAACTCACATACAAGTATGACAATGGCAGTTTACAGCAAAGAATTTCGGAAGATAGCACACCTATAAGCGATGCGCAAATGAAAGATGAAATAGACCGCGCACGCCACAATGCTGAGTTCTTTACTCGGAATTTAATTGACTACCTATGCGAAAAGTCAAGTTTGTTTCCTGAGTATTCACAAAG